CACTGTAGCTGATTCAGGCGTTACTTACATCGCTATCCGTGTTGGTCAAACTTTGATGATTCAAAACAACACTTCAGGTGTATTCAACAAGGCTATCGTAACTGCAGTTCCTTCAGCAACTACTTTCACAGTAGCTTACTATGAGACAGCAGGTCAAGCGTTCGCTGTATCTACTGCTTGTACTGTATTCATTTACGGTTCTGAGTTCAAGAAAGGTACTAACGGAATGGTTGGTTCATTAGAAGCTGAAGATTCAATCTACAACAACAACCCTATTATCTTAAAAGATAAGTATGCGGTTAATGGTTCAGATATGGCTCAAATCGGTTGGGTTGAGGTTACTACTGAGAATGGTGCTACAGGATACTTATGGTATTTAAAGTCTGAGCACGAGACTCGTTTACGTTTTGAAGATTATATCGAAACTTCAATGATTGAAGCAGTTCCGGCTGCTACTTCATCAGGAGCTAAGACTGCAGGATTTATGGGTTCTGAAGGTATCTTCTACGTAGTTAACAATCGTGGAAACGTTTGGGGTGGTGGTACTCCAACAACTTTAACAGATTGGGATACAATTGTTTCTCGTTTAGATAAGCAAGGTGCAATTGAAGAAAACGTTGTTTTTGTTAATCGTGGATTGTCATTCGACATCGACAATATGTTAGCTCAATTAAACGGTTACACAGCAGGTGGTGTTGGTCAAGCAGCTTCATTCGGTCTATTTGACAATGATGTTGATATGGCGTTAAACTTAGGTTTCACAGGATTCCGTAGAGGTTATGACTTCTACAAGTCTGATTGGAAATACCTAAACGACCCTACAATGCGTGGTGGTTTAAGCCAAACTGCTGCAACAGCAACAGGTACTATTACAGGTTTATTAGTTCCTGCAGGTTCTACTTCAGTTTATGACCAAATTATGGGCAAAAACGCGAAGCGTCCGTTCTTACACGTACGTTACCGTGCTACTGAGGCTGAAGACCGCAAGTACAAAACTTGGATTACAGGTTCTGCCGGTGGTGCTGCAAATAGCGACTTAGATGCTATGGAGGTTAACTTCTTGTCTGAGCGTTGTGTATGTACTTTAGGTGCAAACAACTTCGTACTTTTCCGTTTTGGATAACGAGTAAGAAGATTACAAAGGGGAGTGTCTTTAAGGACACTCTCCTTATTTTAAATCAAATCAAATTAAATCAATATTATAATGGCAAAGGTTAATACCCCTGTAGACAAAGTCTACAAATTAAAAATAGGCAATCCGCTTTCATATACGTTAGCATCAAGAAATCATCCACGCTTTCCGCTTATGTGGTTTGATGAGAAAAATAATGTAAACCGTGCTTTACGTTATGCAGTTAATCAAAAGTCTCCATTTGAGGATGAGCAAGATGGTAATGCAATCATTGAGCCAATCATCTTTGAAGATGGTTTCTTACGAGTACCAAGACAAAACCCCGTATTACAGCAGTTTTTACACTACCATCCTTTAAGTGGCATCATTTTTGGCGAGGTAGACAAAGAGAAAGATGCAGCCGCTGAGGTTGAGGATATGGACTTAGAGATTGATGCTTTAATCCAAGCAAAGCAATTGTCAATTGACCAAGTAGAGACATTAACTCGTGTTATGTTTGGCAGAGACCCATCGACTATCTCAACTGCTGAGTTGAAAAGAGATATTTTAGTATATGCAAAAACTGAACCAAGAGAGTTTTTGAATATTTTAAATGACCCTGAACTTCAATTCCAAGCAAGAGTCAGGTTGTTCTTTGAGAATAAGTTATTAGCTTTGCGTAACAACGATAAAGAGGTGTGGTTTAATACCGCTACTAAGAAAACAAAAATGCTAGGTGTACCATACGGAGAAAGCCCATATGAGATTACAGCACAGTATTTACAAAGTGACGAAGGAATAGATTCATTGAAGATGCTAGAAGCATTATCCGAGCAATAATTAGATGATAAGTGATTGATAGTTTTTGAAAAGGGGCACTTATTGTGCCCTCTTTTTTTTTATGTATATTTGTAAAAAAAGAAACTAATGATAAACTCCGTTAGAAACGCCGTACTATCTATTTTAAATAAGAACAATTACGGATACATATCGCCTTCCGACTTTAATCTTTTTGCTGCTAATTCGCAGATGGAGATTTATGAGGAATATTTTAGTAGTTACAATAAAGTTATTAATGCAGAGAATGCTCGTCAGTCAGGCGTAGATTACGCTGATATGGAGCAACCTATTGCAGAGGTTCTTGAGTACTTTTTAAGAACAGATTATCTTACAAAGATTGCTACTAATAAGTTCTCAATGCCTACTCCTGCAACTACAGGGTATAATACCTATATGTTATTGGATGTATTAGTTAAGCCGGTTACTCTTAAAACAGGAACCAACACATCCGTTGTTTCAAGTCAATTAGTTGATAGTGCAGGTGCATTTATTACAAATGGAGTTACAGCAGGAGATGTTGTAACTAATATCACAACAGGGTTGGTATCTACAGTTGTATCTGTAACAAGCAATACTGTGTTGGTATTAGATTCAAATATATTCTTAGCAAGCGGGAACTCTTATGGTATCTTTTCTGCATCATCAAATGTGCAAGCAGAGAAAGTTATTAATAACAAATTAGCTTTATTGATTAATTCAAACCTTACTGCTCCAACAAAAGAGTTCCCTATATATGCATTGCAAGGAAGCGAATTAACGTTTTATCCTGCAACCATTAGCAATAAAGGACAAGTTCAGGCTACGTATTTTAGATACCCTAAAACTCCAAAGTGGACTTATATTAGTTTAACAAATGGAGAACCTGTTTTTGACCAATCACAAAATGACTATCAAGACTTTGAGTTGCCTCCTGAAGATGAGTACAAGTTAGTTACTAAAATACTTGAGTATTGTGGTATATCAATTAGAGAGACTGAGGTTGCTCAATTTGGAATGGTTCAAGAACAACAACAGCAGCCTTCATTTGGTATTTCGTAATAATAAAATTATAAAATATGACTTATATATCGCAGTATCAATATTATGAGAATGGGGGAGCCTCTCCTGAAGATAAGAATTGGGGCTCATACCAATACGTTAGCTTACAAGATATTGTAAATAACTTCTTGTTAATGTATGCAGGAAACCATTCATTGGTTAACAACGAGGAGAAATACAAGATTCTATTCCACGCAAAACGTGCGGTGCAAGAATTAAACTATGATGCTTTTAAAGAAATGAAAGTATTGGAGTTAACGGTTCCTGATAACTTGCGTTTTATTTTACCATCTGATTATGTAAATTGGGTTCGTATCTCGCTATACAAAGATGGCTTACTTAGACCAATGTCTGAGAATATCCAAACGCTTTCAGCAAAAGCATACCTTCAAGATAACACAGGACGTATTTTGTTTGATAACTTAGGCAATGCATTATCTCCTCAGTACTCAGAAATTGACTTTGATAGACTTGCAAGAATTAAGAAGAGTATCTATTTGAATCAAGGAAACCAATACGATGGGCAATCCGGATGGAACTATGATGGTATGTGGTACTTTGATTACAGTATTGGTGCTGCGTATGGTTTAAATACAGAGACAGCTAACTTTAACCCTACATTTAATGTAGACCGCAAAGCAGGTGTAATTAATTTTGACTCTCCAATGGTAGGCGAGCAATGCGTATTAGAGTATGTGTCAGATGGTATGGAGGGTGGAGACAACTCATTAATTACGGTCAACAAGTTGTTTGAAAAATATGTATATGCTTACATCCAATATGAGATTTTAAATGCTAAATTTGGTGTACAAGAATACGTGATTAATCGTGCTAGAAAAGAGAAATCAGCATTACTAAGAAACGCAAAGATTAGAATCAGCAATATTCATCCGGGAAGACTCTTAATGAATTTAAGAGGTATGGACAAGCAAATTAAATAAAATGGCAAAAGTTACAAGAAATTTCTTGAAAGGTCGGATGAATAAAGTCGCTGACCAAAGAGTTATACCTGATGGAGAATATGTAGATGCGATGAATATTCGTATGGGTTCTACTGAAAATTCAGAACTTGGTGCAATTGAGAATACAAAAGGTAACTTACCATTGACCTCGTTAATCTACGTTAACGGGACTGCTTTAAGTGCTAACGCTAAATGTATAGGTGCTATACAAGATAGTGCAAGAGAGACAATGTATTGGTTTGTACACGACCCTAGCTTCACGGTAGGTGCGACAGGCAAACTTGATTTGATTGTTTCTTTCAATGTATCTACAAACATACTAACGTATAACGTTATTAGTGTTAACGATGGAAGTGGAACAAAGACAACGCTTAATTTTAATCCTGCATATTTAATTAC